TTTATAAAACCAATTTATCAAATATCTGACTTATACTTTCTCTTTTTCTTCTTAGGTTCATCATCATCCATGTAGTGATCCTTATGAATGCCTTTCTTTTTCTTCTTTGGTTTTTCATCCTCTTCATCAGAATCTCTTCCTTCTTTTAAGAATGATGCCAAAATTTCTTCCAGTTCATCGTAATCTTTAATCTGAGATCTTACTATGGATTCCAAATCTACGTTACCTGAATACTTCTTGTCAAGCTTAGTAGGTTTACATGCACGAGCAGAATATGTAGTATCATTCTTACCTGAACCAGAACGGATAATTTTTATATCGTATCCAGTTCTTGGGTCTGTCATATCTCCAGCTTCGTCTTCATCCAAGTAAAGGTCGATAATATCCTGGTATACTGATCTTGGGATTAATACTCCCTTATCTTTTCCTTCATAATCTACCTTAGTACCTTTCTCATCTGAATATACTATTCCACCCACTACGTATTTTCTTCTTGGTACCAGCATCTTTGCAAGTTCCTGGTCATCTGGGTCTTTCGAGTTTTTCAGTTCCTGATATTTTTCCATAAATGGGCAGGGTTCATCAAAAGTAGCCGGGGAAATAACTCCTCCCAAATCTTTATTCAGATAGAACTGAATCAGTTCAATACCCAATTCTTGATCATCGCCTGGGGATTTGATTCTCATTCTTAAGGTTCCCTCTTTAGGGAATACCAATCCACTACCATTACCCTTGGATTCTAATTGTTTTTTCCGGGCTAACATCTTATCTTTAGTAGTCATGCCACTAGAAGATAATTTCTTTTTCTTTTTGTCCTTATCTTTAATCATATCAATCTAAGTTATTGGGTTCTGAGTATGAAATCTCATTTAAAGCTAATACGGTGAACAGACCCTTTTCATAAAAGGGTTGTAATTCCTGAGGTAAACAGTTTTTATCGAATTGATGTTCTTTACCAGCATACAATCCATATTCGATTATACGACCGATTTCCACGTGGTCCTTGTAAGTTTGATATTCTTCTGTGATTACACCAGATTTAATAACAACACCCTTACGAGGAACTCCTTCCTTTACCATATCCGGAATAATAATACCAGAAGCAGTGGTATTAATCTCTTTGGGAGAATATACCAAGATTTTATTTTCTACGGGTAAACCTGGAATACTATTACCAAGCTTCTTAGCTACTAGAGTTGATATAAGTTGTAAATTATACATATTTATAAAATTTAGTTAGTAATCTTTTATAGTTCCTACTGTAACTTACGGATATTGGCATTAAGAGTTCTTAAGATGCCCTCTCTACTCTCATAAGCTTTACAGATAGCTATAAATTTATTAGCTTTAGCTGCAGCCTTTAGATACCTTTTGCAAATAGATTTATATTTGGGGTTTATATTAGCTTTATGAGATACGTAGTCATTATTGAACCTCTCATTGGAATCTTTTATAAATACCCATGCAGCAGAATATGCTTCCTCTTTTTCTCTTGCTAAAGCATCTCTTTGTTTTATATACTTATCTCTTAATGAAGCAAGTATATAATAACTAGAGGGGGAATCCTTTAGCTGAGAATTTAATAAGTTCTCATTGATAGATAATTCCTTTTGAATATCTATTTCTAAGGTTCTACCCTCAAATACTACCTTAAGTTTATTTATCTCGGTTTTCATCTTTCAACTTAAAAACGTTTTTCATATCTTCTGCAGAATACTGACCACTTTCGATATCTCTCTTAACTTGTAGGAAAGCAATCTTAGCCCTAGAATCTAATTTGGGATAACTAGTAAGGGATTGATATTTGTCTAACAGATTATACAGAGAGTATAATCGTAAATCGCAAAGGTAATCTATACCAGCAACTTCAAGTAATTTCATGAAGATTACATAAAATCTAAGAGTAGTATCATCAAAGCATTCTACTGTTTCTTCATCCATCTTAGAAAGTGAATGAGTTCTGAGTGATTCTATGTTTGAATTGAGAAATTTTATATGTTTTCGGATAGAGTTGATTAACC